TCGTGCTGACAATGAAAAATGTGAGAATGGTTCCCGCGGGCGGGATGTTGACGATCGTAGAGCTGGCGACGTTGCCGCTCAGGGTGAACCTGATGCTTTGCGCGGCTCCGCCATTGAAGACTGGCGCAGGGGAGAAGCCGACATTTACTTGCGCGGGTTTTGTGTCCGCCGTGGTGAGGAAGTTTGCGCACTGCGCGGTCAAGGTCGACAGGTTGGAGTCGGAGGTGGTGAACCCCTTGTTCGCGAAGGCCTGAAAAAGCGCTGTCAGGTACGTCGACCACTGAAAGAACGCCTTGTTGGCCAGCGCCGCCTCGAACACGGAGGGGTCTGTGGCCCCTCCGGCTCGTTGCGAGTCTGCCGTATACTCGGCGTCTGTTTCTTGGTTGGCGGCCGTGGGATTCCACGGCAATAGGTTTGTTGTTCCAGCCACTTGTGCAACCGCCTTTCTGGTGGTATGTTTTTAGGGGGGGGGCCTACACCCAATGACCGGTGCCGAATCCGGCGATGAAGCCTGGCGAGCTGCCGAAGCCAAAGAACGGCAGGGTGCCAAACAGGTACGTGTACAAGACCCCCTCCGGCCGCGGCACGATGTAGCCGTTGGTGATGAGGTCCTGAATGATCGAGGTGAACGCGCCTTTGAGCGTTATGTCCGCCGTCATATTTTGGTTGTCGAGAATGATGATGGAGCCGCCCGGAAACAGCGTCTGCCAGATGGGGTACAGGCTGGCTATCGTGCCGTCCCATTGGTTTTGCGCGATCTTGGCCTTGATGTAGAGCCTGTAGGTGGCGTCGTCCAGAACAGGGCTGACGCCGTTTCGCGGCTGGAAACCCACTGTTCTCGCCGCGCCGACGTCGGCGCCCAGCATGTCCAGTTGGGCGCCGACGGCCACGTCCAGGTCCATGGCCGTGTCCATCTGCACCAGCACTTGCGACACGTCGTCGAATTTGCGCAGCAATACTTGCAGCAGCGCGTTCAGCTTGGGCGAGTTCGGCAGGGCGTACTGGTGGGTGAGCAGGTGCAGGTAGTAGCCCAACGGTAGGTTCTCAATGGGCTCGTTGCCGTAGCCGCCCATGCCGTATCCTTGCGTGCCGTAGGTGGGGTTGTTCATTTAGGCCACCACGGACACGTTGGCGGCGGCGCCGAACGCCGCGTAGTAGAAGTTTGGCATCGTCACGTCCGACGCCCCCAAAGTGGAGAACACCACTGGCGTGCCGGCGCCGGTTGAAGTGGTCGCCTGGGACAGCGTCACGGTGGTGCCGGCCACCCCGGCTACGGTGGTGCCGGACGCCACTCCCGCGCCTACGACCAGCTGGCCGTTGACGATGCCGGCCGCGGACGCCACCGTCATCGAAGTGCTGGCGCCGCTGAACGACGCGGTTGTCGTGGCGGTGGCCATGCCGATCGTCAGCGACTGCACCCCAAAATTTGGCGCAGTCAAGGTGGCGTTTATGGTCATGAGTTCGTAGTACAAGGCCGCGATCGACACCACCTCGCCGATCGCCAGGGCGTTGAGGTAGGAAACCAAGGCCGTCTGTACGGCCTGCACAGTGGCGGTATTGGGCGTGCTGCCGTAGCCGGTAAGCACCAGCAAGATGTATATCGGCAGGCTGGTCGGCTGGTAGAAGCTGATGTCCTCGGTGACCCCGGTCATGCTGTCCACCACTGGTACGGTGGTGGTGCCGTGCGTCAGGCAGCCGATCGTCTTCTTGGAGTAGATGGCCTCGGCCACCGTCAGAGTGTTCGTGCATTGCGCCACGATGGATATGGAGTGGGGCGGGTTGCCCCAGCTGTCGATCGCACCCGTGGGGTTTTCGATCGACGAGCCGGGGCCGCCCGGCGTCGGGTACCCTGGCGCCACCCGAATCACCCCTTTGGCCGCCAGTACCGCCGCCACGGTCGACGCGAGCGGCGTCGTCGACGGCAGCGCCACGGAAACAGCCTGGCGGGCTCGAAGCTGCGAGTCCGTCTCGACCGCCAGGCCAGGCGTGGCCGCGGCCGCGTTGGTCACCGTCTGCCATCCGGCCGTGGGCGTGTTGATGATGTCCACCGTGCCGGGTTCCGCGGAGACGGCTCCCGGAGTGGTGCAAGTTGCCTCTACGTCGATCGTGCCGCCGCTCGGGATGGTCACGAAGCTTGGCAGCGCCCAGAGGTTGCCTTGCTGGTCTTGCGCGAAGCCGTTGCTGATGAGCGAATTGGGGGCTCCGCCGACGCTCAGCAGCACGGTGGAGAATGAAAAGGGCGCGCGCGCCAGCCCGTTCATCTTAACCTGCCGGTCGAGCCCGGCGCCGACGGCCGTCTGCGAGGACGACTGGTTGTACACCAGTTGCAGCGCGAGGTTCACGTCGGCCTGCTTGATGGAGATCGCGCTCAGCAGCTGATAGATGGCGGAGTCTTGCGCGACGTATTGGTTGGCGCCGTAAATGTTGAGGAACGACTGCAGGTTGTCCGCCATAATGGACGGATAGGTTGGCACCTGCAGGCCGGATGGGCCTATCGACGGCGGGGAGTACGGCGGTGCGCTCATTGGGGGTCCTATGCGCCTATGCTGGCGTTGTTCAGGGCCGGGGCGGTGTTGACGGCCACGGGCCCGAATTGCGTGTAGGCCGTGCCGCTGATAGCTAGCACGCCGTTTCTAAAGCTCACCGACAGGTCGCCCGCGCTTGTGACGTACGGGCCACCTTCGATGTTTTGCTGCACGGCCAACGTCATGGCGGCGAGCCCTTGCGCGGAGCCAAGCTGGCCGAGCATGGACTGGAACACCGGCAGGCCTAGATTGGCGTCCTCCCACCATTCGCCGAGCCACAGGCGGAGGCGGGTGAGTATGGCCTGCTGCACCGCCGCGGCGTTCGTCAGATTTGCGTTGGGGTCGAATATGGGGTCGTTTTGCGCGTCGAGCTGCAGGTACTGAATTGTGGGCGTAGTCTGCATCATTGGCCTTTCAGCACTGTAGTTTCGGAGCCGGCCGGCACAGGCGGTCCGGCGTAGCCCTTGGATACCAAAAATGGCTGCACATTGGCGATGTACCACTGGTAGAAGTTGTCGTTGACCAGCGCCAGTGGCGCTCCGCCGTTTGCGGCCGAAACCGCGCGCCCTGTGAGCTGCACGCCGTTTTCCGACACGTCTATGATGGTGGCGCCGTCGTCGGAGCGGATTTGCAGCGAACTGGCGGAGTAGTTTGGCAGCAGGTTGTTTTGGCTCCACATGCCCGGCAGAAAGCCGCAGTCATGCACGTGGTGGCGGCGCACCTCGAACTGGCGCTGCGAACCGGACGGCTTGCTGGCGTTGAAGGCGGGAGGCGCGTTCGCCTGGCCGTTCACCCACCAGTTGTCGAAGCAGGTGTCGCAAAAAATCAGCAGGCCTTGGTCGCCCTTCTTGAGCGGCAGGGTGATGCTGTAGCCGCCGCCGCGCGGCACGCAGATGGGCACGTTGATGATCGGCGGCACGTCCCACCACTGCGCCTTGCCGCTGGCCGGGCGCACGCGCTCTTGCAGCGCGATCTGCACCTTGACGGTCTGAGGGGCCGTCTCTACGCCGAGGTCGGCGACCAAAAATGCGGGAGTCGCGCAGCGGGTGTCGTCCAGGGCCTGGCGCACGATTTGCCGCCATTGCGTCGGTTCCGCGGAGTTTAGCTGGGACGGAGTCAGCCCCGGCGAGTATGTCGACATCTATCCTCCAGAACTGGTGGCGGCGAACACGCCGTCCAAAAGGTTGTTCGCGTAGGTGGTGCCGTATCCGGTCACTTCGGTGTACCAGTCGTTGCCGCGCGAGTCGCCGGTATGGCGCACTTGGGCCACGAAAAACAGCAGGTTGGCGCTGTACGGCGACGCGGCGGTCTGGCCTGGCTGAACAGCTATTTGGGTGATCAGGGTGCGCGTCAGCTGGACCACCAGCGGCGGCAGCTGCACCTTCAGCCTCGGGTCCAACAGCACGGTGAAGATGACCCCGAACGGCGTCTGCCGCGGCGTGCCGACGATGCTCTGCGTGGTGTTTCCAGGCAGGTCCGGCGGGGCGGAGTTCGGCGGAAACGGCGGGCTGTACACGAAGTTCGGCGCCGGCGTCGCCTCGCCGTTGCTGACCTCCGACATGTACGCCTTGCTGCCGTCGCGCCAGGTCGTCATAAACTGGTCGTCGGCGATTTGGTGGAGGTACTTGCCAGTCTTGCCGAACACGGTGTTGCCGCGCGGGTACTGCTTGGCCCCCAGCGCCCGCGCGGCCCGGCCGCTGAGCGTGCCATTGGCCGCGGACATGCCGGGCAGGCCGGTCGTGGCCGCCATTTTGGCGACCAGCTGGGCCTGGCTGGCGTACGGGCCCATGGAGAAGCCCACAATTTCGTCCATTACCAACGGGTTGGCGACGCAGTGCAGGGTGACGCGGGCGTCCACCACCTGCTCGCGGTCGAACAGCACTTGCAGTATCGGCCCGTCCCATATCGTCGACGACAGCGTCGGCCCCGTTTGAAAGCCGGCCTTGAGCGTCACCCAGGTCGCGTTCACCAAAATGTTTTGGGTGGTCGGCGTGTCCAGGTTGTACACGACGATATCGGCGTACCACCAGGGCGATGGCAGCATGGACTGCACCACGTCGAATGTCATGCGAAGCGCTTCTGGCTCCCATGAGTTAGACGTTAGCACCGCGCTTTGGACGCCAGAGTCAGTTTGGTACTGCACGGTGAGCTCCCACGCTTGGCCGAACAAAGATATTACGGAGGCGTTCATGCCGTGTCGCTCCAAAGCAGTGAAAAGTTGGGCAGGTCGCCGGACCCTGGATAGTCGTTGGTGCTGGCGCCGGTGTTCAGGACGTAGGCGCTGCCGATCTTGAGGTAGCCGTACTGCGCGAGTATGTTGGCGGATGGATAGTAGCCGGTAATCAACGGCACCGACGCCACCAGCAGGGTGTTTTGGGCGTTTGCGATGCTCAGCTGCCACCAGCCCGCCATCGTGGAGTAGCTGAGCGTCAGGTTGAGCGTAAGCGGCGCCCCGTCAACCACAAGCTGCACGGTAAAAGTCTGATTGGGGGCTTGCACGAGGGGAACGAGCTGCGGCATGGCTTACCGACCTATCGTTGGCAGGCTGTTGTAGTTGCCAGAAGTGTAGGAGCCGGCGCCCGGTACGTCCACTGCGTTGACGGAGTTGGGGTACTGCGGCACAAAGGTGGGCGGAAAGCCGGGCTGCGTGTTGTACAGGTAGCCTGGGACGCCGTTGTCCACCACCGGCTCGGAGCCGTTGTTCAGGTCAGGCGGCAGGGGCGGGCTGGGGTTGGGGCCGCCGGCGCCAAACGCCTTCACGCCGAATTGGTTCTGCACCGTGGCCGGGACGGGGGTCGGGCTCACGCTGCCCAGGCCCGTGGTTTGGGTGTCATTGGGCCGCGCGCTCAGTGGATTGAGCTGTATATTGGCCACGAACACTTGGCCAAATTCCACGCGGAACCGCGCGCCGGTCGTAGTTTTTTCGTCCTCGCGCGGAGCCACCCTGCACACCAGCATATTGTGGTAGGTGCGCAGTCGGGTGGTCACCGTCAGCGGGATACGGGCGGCCTGCAGCGCCAGCATCTGCTGGTACGCCGCGACGCTTTTGGACGGATTGCCCGTCCACTGCTGCACGTACGGCGCAGACGACTGGTTGCTGGTGGCGTACTGCGGCGTTACGTCAGACATCAGCACGTACAGGACCAGCTCCGCCGGCTCTATGTAGGCGTGGCTGGACACGGACGCGCCGGTCTGCACGGGATGGTTTGTTTTCGTCAGCGACTGCTCGTGCTCCGCCGAAAGCACCGCGTCGAACACGTAGGAAATGGCCGCCGTCGGCTTGGCCGCTACGAGCCCCACGCCGTTGGAGCCGGCGGCTGGCGTGTTGCCGGGCTTGTCCGTGGTGTAGCCGGCCGGCACCGTGACCGATATCATTGCAGGCTTGGACCACTGCGGCGGCCGCCATCCCAAGTATGTCCCCATTTCAGTAGCTCCAGCTTACGCCTTGAAATTCGGCGAGGTTGCGCTGCACTTGCTTGCCTTGGTGGTCGCGCAGCTTTGCCGCCACGGCGTCGGCCACGTCCGCATTGACGGCATTGGGCTTGGTGATGTGAACGACGATGGAGCCGATTTGCACGTCTCCGGTGGCGCCCGCGCCGCGCATCACCTTGGCGACCTCGCCGCGCGCTTCTGGCGACAACGTGGCCCGGCCGGCCAGGATGGCGTCCATCTTCGTCTCGCCCTCATGGTACGCGGCCACCGCCGTCGGGGCGTCGCCATGGTATTTCTGCAGCAAGTGCGCGAACAGCGCCATGCCGCCGCTTACGTTGCCCTCCGCGTTCGCGCGGTCGACGCCTAGCCCTCTGGCG